GCGCGGCGGCACCCCGGCATTCGCTCATTTTTGGTTTTGAAAAATCGCGACTTCGGATTCGCAAAAATGCGCGACGAGCAAGAAACGAAAACACTTAGCCTCGGGGCGCTCGCGAATGCGCTGCGCATCACGCGCTACAATGCCGAGCAGCTTGAAAAGAAAAAGATTTTTACAAAGGTCGCTCGAGGTCAATACGACCTCGCGGCCTGCGTTGAAGCGTTCGTCCGATTTCGTGTCGAAACCGAAGTGAGGGAAGGCCTCGAGGCTGCGAAGCGCGCCGACGAGGTTTCAGTTGCTGACCTCGCCGATTACCTCGGCATTGGCGAGCGATGGGTGCAGCAATTGGAGACGCAAGGGGTGCTCTCCAAATCTGCGCGCGGTCGCTACCCGCTTGCGGCTTCCTTTCAGGCGTACCTGAAATTCAAGATCGACTCCGAGGTCGCTCGAGCGAACCCGGAAGAAACGACGCCGGGCGAGCGCGTCAAGATCGAGCGCGCCCGCAAACTGAAACTCGAAAACGACGAAAGGGAGCGGCAAACCGTCTTGATGCCGGACGCTCTGATCGCGTTGGACGTGATCTTTGGAATGATTAAGGCGGGGTTCGCTGGCGTTCCGGCTCGCGTGACAGACGACGTTGCGCTCCGGCGCCGGATTGAAGATGGAAACGAGGCGGTTCTCCGAGATCTCGCAAGGCGCTTTAGAAAAGCTGCTAGCGCTATGCGAGAGGGTCGCGATCCTGACGCAGCCGTCGAAGAGGACGACGGCTGACGTTTGGGCGTTTGAAAATCGCGTTTATCCGCCGAGTATGGATCGGCCGGGGCCTCGCGACCCGACATTGACGCCATACGTGATCGACTTCGAACGTGCGTTCGACGATCCGCGCTATTCGACCGTTGCGCTTGTCTGCGGGTCGCAGATGGGGAAGTCCGAAACGGTCCTCGACGTTCTCGGCCATCGCTTCGACCAGCGCCCGACCCCGGCGCTCTATGTCGGTCCGAGCCAAGATTTCATCACGGATGAAATCGAGCCTCGTGTGATGGACCTCATTAACAACGCGCCGACGCTTCAACAGAAGATCGCACGCGGAAAGAAGAATAAGCGCTTCCGAAAAGTCATCGGCGGCGTTCCGCTCAAATTCGCTTGGGCCGGTTCGGCGACGCAATTGTCCGGCACAACGGCGGGCTTGGTGATCGTCGACGAGTACGACCGCATGATGGCGAACGTCAAAGGCGAGGGCGATCCCCTCGTGCTGACGAAGGCCCGCGGTTTCACGTTTCGCGACCGCAAATACGGCGTCACGTCGACACCGCTGCGCGGGAATGTCGATCTCGATAAAGACGCCAAGTCCGGCCTGGAATTCTGGAAACGTATGCCGCCCGAGGACATTGAAAGCCCGGTTTGGAAGCTATTCCAGAGCGGCACCATGTATCATTTTGCGTGGCCGTGCCCGGAGTGCAGCGACTATTTCATTCCGCGCTTTAAGCAGCTTGTGATCGACGACAAATGGTCGGCCGCAGATGCCCTCGAGCACGCCCACGTGCAATGTCCGCGCTGCGGTGGCGTTATCGAGGAACATCACAAACCGGAAATGAACGCTCGCGGCGTGTACGTCGCGCCGGGACAGATCGTCAAACCGGACGGAACGGTTCTCGGAGATCCGCCGAAGTCGCCGACGATCTCGTTTTGGGCGTCCGGTTTATGCTCGCCGTTCGTCACGTTCGGCGAGCGCGCGTCGGCATACGTCGAGGCAAAGCACGCTGGCGACCAAGAGAAGCTGCAAGGTGTCATCAACACCGGGTTCGGCGAGCTTTGGGCGCCCGGCGGCGGCGACGCGCCGGAAGCGACGGAACTTATGCGGTTGCGGCATCCCTACAAGCTGGGGGATCTGCCCGCCGGGTTAGTGCATTTGACGGCGGGCGTCGACGTTCAGAAAAACCGCCTCGTCTATTCAATTCGCGGCTGGGGCGCGCGCGCGACGAGTTGGCTTGTCCAGCGCGGCGAGCTTTACGGCGAGACGCATCAAGAGGAAGTTTGGGAAGATCTCGCCGATCTTCTGCAGACGCCTATTCACGGGGCGCTTATCCGTCTCGCACTCGTCGACTCGGGTTTCCGGCCGGGCAAGGCATTCGCCGTTCCCGTGAACCGCGTCTACGAGTTTTGTCGTCGTCATTCGCGCATTGCCCGCCCGTCGAAAGGCCGCGCAACGCAATCGATGCCGGTCAAGCGATCAAAAATCGAGGTGACGCCGAAAGGTGCGCCGCGAAAGTATTCGCTCGAGCTGATGCTGATCGACACCGATTGGGCGAAAAGTTTCGTGCATGAGCACATTCGTTACCCGACCGATGCGCTCGGCGCTTGGCTTTTGCCCGAGGACATAGACGAAGGATATTGCGCGCAGATCGTATCGGAATCGCGGATCAAGCGGCCGTCCGGTCGTGCGCAATGGATCGCGCGCAGCCGCGAGAACCATTTTCTCGACTGCGAAGCGCTGAACGCCGCCGCCGGTCATCTTCTGAACGTCCAGCGCATCAAGGAAGGGCGCGGACTTCGCGAAACGGTTTCATCGGATCTCGGCGACGCCGTGCCGCTCGAGGACGAGATCGTAAGTGTCGCGACAGTTGAACCGCCGCCGGTTCAGGTTCCGAGCGCGGAAAACATGCCGCCGCCGTCGAGATCTCGCTCGGCCCCGGTCGCGCAGCAACGTCGCCTTTCATGGGCCGAGCTTTCGGCACTTCTGAACAAATAGGGACTCAATGGCTTACGCAGGTGAAGTCTATCGAGCGCCGATTGCGGAACGCTTCAAAGACGCAATCGGCAGCATCGCCGCCCGTCTGTCCGCTCCCGCGGCTGCGCTCGCGCGAGCGAGATCTCGAGACTATGCGCCGGTCGCTCGATACATGCGCGACTCGTCGGCCGGGTTTCTTTCGTCGTGGAATCCCGCTCTGCGCGATGCGCAAGACGACGTCCGGTCTAGCTGGCGCCAAGCCGCGGCGCGCTCTATCGATGCTTTGCAAAATTCGGGATGGCTTTCGGGCGCCATCACACAAGCGTCGGCCGACACGATAGGCTCGGGCCTTCGCCTCAACGCAAAACCAGACGTCGAGTCGTTAGGATGGACCGACGAATTTGCACATAAATGGTGCCGCCGTGTCGAGCGCCGCTGGCGAGCTTGGTCGAGCAATCCCCTCGAGTGCGATGCGCGCGGAAAGCGCACCATTGCCGATCTGACCGACGCCGCGATCATGCACCACTTTGCTTTTGGCGAGGTGGCGGCCCTCTTGCCTTTGATCCGGCGCCCGGAAAGTCAATCGGCGATCAAGGTAATGATGATCTCGCCGCATCGGATCTCGGACGAGACGGACGACACCGGGCGGCTCTTTCATGGCGTCAGAACCGATGGCAACGGATTGCCGGTGTCCTATCGCTTTGTCCGGCGCAATGCGCTCAATTTCGACGAGATTGTCGAGGTCAAGGCGCGCTCGTCTCGAGGCCGCCAGCAAGTCATTCACGTATTTGACGGCGCGCCCGATCAAATTCGCGGAATAACGCCGCTGGCGCCGGTTTTGAAAGTACTTCGGCAATACGATCAGCTTGCCGACGCGACACTGACGACGGCTCTGATTCAAACGATCATCGCGGCGACGCTCAAATCTCCGCAGATCAGCGCGGAAGCGTTCGAAGGTATGCAAGGGTCGGCGGAAGGTGCGGGCGGCATGGAAGCGGCGCCGCCGGAAGAAATTCAGGCCTATATGGTCGCGCGGTCGCAATGGTGGGCAAACCGATCAATCGATCTCGGCGTGCATGGCAAGGTTCAGAGCCTTTTTCCCGGCGAAGAATTCCAGCTTCATAGCGCCAAACACCCCTCCGATACCTATCTCCCGTTCTCGAAAAACCTATTGCGCGAGGTCGCGCGCTGCATCGGCACGACTTACGAAGCGATGACCGGCGATTATGAGGGCGCGACCTACTCGAGCGTCCGCATGGGAACGGCCTCGATTTGGTTCGTGACGATGCGGCGTCGCCAGCGCATCGCAATTCCGTTCGTGCAGTCAATCTATGCGACGTGGCTCGACGAGGAGATCCGAGAGAAGCGGATTTCTTTCCCCGGCGGCTATGAAGGGTTTCTCAAGTTTCGAAACGAAGTCGTCCAGGCGGAATGGTTCGGACCCGCCAAGCCGACCGCCGACGATTACAAAACGGCGAAGGCGCAAACGGAACGCCTCACAAATGGCACGACGTCGCTTGGGTTCGAATGTGCCGAATACGGCCTCGACCCGGAAACGGTCATGGAACAACGCGCGCAGGACAAGAAATTGGCCGAGCGCTACGGGCTTCCCGATCCTTATCCGCCGCGCGCGATACCCGGCGCGGCCGATCCGGCGGATTTGCCGGACGACGGCGAAGACGTGAAGAAACCGTCGAAGCGATTGAACTAAGGGGGCGAGGCAATGGCCGTCGATTGGGATGCGCTCGATTATAGCGATCCGGCAGCGCTGCTCGAGAAATTGCAGCCGCTTTATTACCGTCTGCTTACGGGCGACGGCGAGGAAGAAATCGAGGGCACGGATCGTCGCCGCGTTCGATTTCACAAGCCCGACATTCCGCGTCTCGAGCGATTGATCTCGACGCTCAAAGCCGAGGTCGGCGGCAAACGCAAGCGCTATGCCCTTGTCGGGCGCATGAGGTGAAACAATGAACGTGTTGGTCGATGGCGAGATCGTGCTCTATGGCACGGTCGGCGATAGCTTTTGGAGCGACGGCTTCACTTCGATGGACGTCATCGAAGCACTTGCCGCCCTTGGACGCGACAGCGACGTAACGGTCCGCATCAATTCCGGCGGCGGCATCGCTTGGGAAGGCGCTGCGATTTACAACGCGCTCGCGGCGCACCGGGGCAAGGTCACGGTCTACGTCGACGCAATCGCAGCGTCCGCCGCATCAATCATCGCGATGGCTGGCGACGAAACGATTATGCGGGTCGGCTCGCTTATGATGATTCACGATCCGTCGTCCTACACGTTCGGCGACGCCGCCGATCATCAGAAATCGATCGACATGCTCGACAAGCTCGCCATTCAGATGGCGTCGATCTATGCCGAGAAAACCGGCGAGAGCGTCGAAAAAATGCGCGAAATTATGCGCGCGGAAACATGGCTCACCGCCGACGACGCCGTCTCACAGAAATTCGCGGACCATTCCGACCAGGCGCAGGCCGAGGAAGTAACAGCCTTCGACTATCGCACCTATGCGCGCGCACCCGCGAATCTCACCGCGCTTGCAACCGAGCGCAATTGGAAACCGAAACAAAAGGAACCTGCTATGCCTCAGAATAAGACGACGGCGGCGCCGACGAACTCTAGCGAACCGAACTCCGCGGACCCGAAAGAACCGGCGGCGCCCGCCGTTACCGAGGCGCCGACCGCCGATGTGCGCACCGCCGAACGCCAGCGCATCGCCGCCATTATGCAGGCGCCGGAAGCCAAGGGCCGCGAAGATCTCGCCGCGCACTTCGCTTACGAAACGGATATTGCGCCCGAGGCCGCGATCAAGGCGCTCGCCAAGGCGCCGACCGCAGTTGCGAACGCCGACGCGGCTCCCGTTGCCGCTTCGGGCGAAACGCTCGCAGGCCTCGAGCTAGCCGAGCCGGTCGCGACGACGAAGAAACCCGCCGCCAAGCTCAACGCAGCCGAAATTTACGCCGCGCGCCGCTAAGCGGCTTCACGGTTTCACGGCCCCAAGTCTCACAAAACAGAGGTACTAAACCATGACGACACTCGTCGAAGGCCGTCACACGGCCGAGTATTTGCTTTCCGAAGCCGAAGGACACCGCTCGCGCGATAACATCAAGATCGCGTCCGGTTCGAACGTCGTGAAAGTTGGCGCCGTCCTCGGCAAGATCACGGCCTCGGGCAAGTTTGTCCCGCACGCACCGGCCGCGACAGACGGTTCGGAAACAGCCGTCGCCGTCAACTATGCGCAGGTCGATGCGACCTCGGCCGACGTCGTCGCTGCCGCGCACGTCCGCGACTGCGAAGTCCGCGCAAGCGAACTCATCCTCAACGCCGCGACCGACACCGATGCCGAAAAGGCAGCGGTTTACGCCTCGCTCGCAAGCGTCGGCATCATCGTCCGCTAATTCCCGCGTTGCCGGGCCGTGCAGTGCGCGGCCTCGGCCCAAACGGGCCTCCGCCCGCAACCTCACCCGGCAAAATGGAGATCCCAGACAATGCCAACCCTCGATATTTTCAACAACGATGCGTTTTCGCTCACTGCACTGACCGCGAAGGTCAATAAGCTGCCGTATGTCCCCGGCCAAGTGTCGGCGACCGGACTTTTCGAAGAAGATGGCGTCGCGACGACGAGTGTTATGGTCGAGAGCCGCGACGGTAAGCTCTCGATGGTCGAACCGACGCCGCGCGGTGGCCCCGGCGAGAACGTGTCGAAAGACAAGTCCGAGCTTCGCTCGTTCGTCATTCCGCACTATCAGCGCGACGATACCGTCATGGCTGACGAGGTTCAGGGCGTTCGCGCATTCGGAACCGAGAACGACGTCGAGACGGTCGAGAACGTCGTGAATTCAAAAATGGGCCGCCATACGCGCGACCTCGACGCAACTCTCGAATTCAGCCGCGTCGGCGCGATCAAGGGAATCGTCCTCTCGAGAAACGGCAACACGCTCGCGGATCTTTACACCGCGTTCGGGATCGCGGCGGCGGCTGATTTCTCGTTTGCTCTTTCGGATGCGACAACCATCGTCCGGCGCAAGTGCGATGAACTCACGGTCCAAATCGAGGACGAACTCGACACGCACTACACCGGGATCACCGCTTTCTGCGGTAAGAGTTTTTGGCAGGATCTCATCAACCATAAGAGCGTCCGCGAGGTTTTCCTGTACGCGCAGAAAATCAATGAGAACCTTGGCAAAACGACCGACGAATTCGGGATCGGCAGCATTAATTTCGTCCGCTATCGGACCGGAAAGAAGGCGGCGGCCGCTAACAACGGCGGCGGCGGCGCGGCTTTCATTGGCGACGACGAGGCTCGGATCGTTCCCGTCGGCGTGCCGGATCTCTTTATCACTCGGTTTGCACCGGGCGATTATATGGAGACGGTGAACACCAAGGGCCTGCCCCGCTATGCGAAGCAGACGCGCATGAGCAACGACAAGGGTGTGAATCTCGAAATCCAATCGAACCATATCTCGCTTTGCACGCAGCCGAACGTGCTTCGCAAGGCCGTAAAGGGCTAAGCGGCGCCGCTATGGTAGATCGTTGGAAAGACCGCCTGGGCCGTGTGGACCGGGCGGTCGACCGCGTTATGAGCGAGGCGATAAAAATCACGCCGATGCTCTCGGGCGATTACGTCGCC